GGAAATACAATGATTAATATAGATACAGGAGAAGTAACGGAAATAGAATGTCCATTTTAATTATGAAACTACAAGAAATAAAAACAATAGTTTGCGAGTCGTTTCAAATTGAAGAAAGCGACTTTGTAATCTTTGGTAGACAAATAACACACTCTTACGCTCGATTTGCTTACTTTGTTTTATGTCGAAAGCACACATTAGAAACGCTTAAAACAATTGGTGAAAGTGTACTAATGAAGCATCAAAACGTAGACAAGGGAATAAAAAGGCATGGCAAATTAATCGAAACTAGGAAAGATTATGCCTTATCTTATCGTAATGCTGATGCAAGGGTTAAACAATTGAGAAACAACGATTAAGGAGTGATTTACTAGAATAAGGGAATAAACAATTAAATAAATAGTTACATACTTTACATGCAAAGGGCAATTGAAGAAATTAAAGCAAATGAATTAAAAGAAAAATTATGAAAACGAGAAAAGAGCAGTTAGAAATTGAATTGGCATTTGAAAACGGTGCTAAGATTGAATTAAAAAGAGAATCAGATAATTCAGATACTTGGTATTTGTTTAATACTAAACCGTTTTATTGGGAAAATACTGATTACCGTATCAAAGAAGAACCTCAAAGAGTCCCCTTTGATGGGACAGATGCTTTTAATTTGATAGGGCAAAAGTTTAGATCATCAAATGATGACAGCGATGTTTATTTGTGCGTACATGCAAATTTTATAGTCGTAACTCTTTCAGATGTTGAAGTTAGATATGAAGCATTAGCAAAGTATTGGTTAAAATGGAACGACCTTTTAAAAGTTTGGGAAGAGTGTAGTAAGGTAAAATAGCAACAAAATAATTAATAATTTGTATATTTGCTTATTAGTAAACAGTTATGATTGCAAAAAAAGTTAAAATAACCGAGGTCAAAGTTAACCCTAACAACCCTCGTTTAATCAAAGACGATAAGTTTGCAAAGCTAGTCCAGTCTATCAAAGACTTTCCCGAAATGCTAGATATACGCCCTATTGTAGTTAATTCTGATATGGTAGTATTAGGTGGTAATATGCGATTGAAAGCGTGCAAAGAAGCTGGATTAAAAGAAGTTCCAATCATTGTCGCTGATAACCTAACAGAAGAACAACAACGTGAATTTTTGATAAAAGACAACGTAAGCGGTGGTGAATGGGACTGGGAGCTATTGGCGAACGAATGGGATAGTGAGGAACTTGAAACATGGGGATTGGATATACCTAATTTTGATGTTGAAGAAGCATTAGAAGCAGAAGAAGATGACTTTGATACTACTCCACCTGAAATACCTAAAACTGTATTAGGCGATTTGTACGAAATTGGGGAGCATAGATTGCTTTGTGGGGATAGCACACAAACAGATACCTTCTCTAAACTAATGGATGGAGAAATGGCTGACATGTGTATTACAGACCCACCTTACAACGTAGCATATGAAGGATCAACAAAAGAAAAGTTAACGATTCAAAATGACTCAATGTCGAATGATGCTTTTTATAGCTTTCTTTACGACTTCTATTCGGCATTAACTTCAGCAGTTAAGAAGGGGGGGGGGGATTTACGTTTGGCATGCATCATCAGAAATTATCAATTTTGCAAAAGCAATGGTGGACGCTGGATGGTTGCTTAAGCAACAACTAATATGGGTAAAAAACCAAATGGTAATGGGAAGACAAGATTATCAATGGAAACACGAACCATGTTTATATGGATGGCTAGAAGGTGCTAGTCATAAATGGTATAGCGATAGGAAACAAACAACTGTGATTAACTTTGACAAGCCTTTAAGAAATGGGGAGCATCCAACAATGAAGCCTATTGGATTGTTTGGGTATCAAATAGAAAACAGTTCGCAAGTCGGTGATATTGTAATTGATGCATTTGGAGGTAGCGGAACAACTATGGTGGCTTGTCAACAATTAAAAAGAAAGGCAAGATTAATTGAGTTTGATCCTAAATATTGTGATGTAATAGTAAAGCGAATGATAACATTAGACCCAAGTTTAACGATTAAACTAAATGGTGTTGATGTAACTAAAGAATGGAAATAATGGCATACGACAAAGTAAAAATCTTCGAGCAAGCTAAAGAAGTAAGCCTTGAACATGGTTGTAGTGTGCTAAAAGATAAGTTCAAAAACGAAAAGGACTTTACTAAAAATCTATTGCCAAAATTAGAGACAATAATAAAATCAGCGTATGATTTAGATATTGATAAAATAGAGTTGGAAAAACAATTCAAGTTAAACGACTTAGGATTGTTTTCTATTTATGCTGATATTTACATAACAACAAAGCAAGGCAAAGATATTTTAATTGAATGTAAAAATCCTAAGCATGATAAAGCTGAAACATTCAATGCTTTCGGTCAAATAATGTCCTACGAATATTTACTATCAAAAACACCATTTAAGCCTATTATTATCTTAGCTACAAGTTCATTTGAGTTTTATTACTTTGACTTCATGAAACAGTTTAATCTAAGATTTGATGTAATTATTAATAACAAAGAACAAACTGCATTCTGGATAAACGAGTTTAAAAATGTATAATACAGAAGACTTATATAAGATTGCAGAAGATGCAATAAAAAAAAATAGGCTGATATTTATTGAGGATATTATCGCTTATTTACCTTGTCGAAAGTCTACGTTTTACGAACACTTTCCAAACGAATCGGACTTGTATAAAAAGATGTTTGAGTTACTGGAAACTAATAGAGTTGAGTTAAAGGTTTCAATGCGTTCAAAGTGGTATAAATCAAACGCTCCAGCTTTGCAAATGGCTTTAATGAAGTTAATTGCTAATCCTGATGAGTTGAAGAAATTAGCAATGAATTATACAGAAAATGAAAATAGGAATACTGTTATTCAGGTTCGAGTACAAGGCGAAACAGATACAGAATTGGACAAAACAGATTATTAGTCTTTTAAAAATGCCTGTTTAGACCAATAAATAAGGAAAATTATAGGATAAATCTAATAAATGCTAATAGAGTGGGGCAAATGGGAACGACAGATAAACAAAGCATTTATACCTTTACTAGAATGCAAGGATAGATATGTAATTCTTTACGGCTCACGAGGTTCAAGTAAATCTGATTTTGTTAGTAAGCAGTTGATCTACAATTGCCTTACCCATAAGTATTTTAAGTGCATTCTTTATCGTAGAACCTACAATACGATAGGTGAATCAAGTTACGAGACGATTAAGCAGAATATCATAGCGATGGGTTTAGAGTCGCTATTTGAGTTTAGAAAGCAACCACTGGCAATAGATTGTATTAACGGTAATAGGTTTATTGCACGTGGGGGCGACAACGCTTTAAGCCTGAAATCTATCAAAGACCCTACGTGTGTTTGGTACGAAGAGGAAGTGCCAACAGAGGAAGACTTTGCGACCATTACACTAACAATTCGGGCAACTTACGCTACAATCCTGCAAGAGTGGTTTACGATAAATCCGCAAGTTGAAGGGGACTATCAAGACAACTGGTTTTGGAAAAGATTTTTCAAAGATCGTGAAGGATTAAGTTTCAGGACAAAAACACAAGTCGAGTTACAGGATGGTGAAATTGTAGATTCGCACGTAACTGTACATCATTCAACCTATAATGATAATCGCTGGTTAAGTAGTCAAGTAAAAGCCCTAATAGAAGGGTACAAGGACACAAACGAATATTTGTATTCAGTTTATGCAAAAGGACTTTGGACAACAAAAGAAACAGGTGGTAATTTCTATAAGCATTTCCAAAGAAGTAGACACGTTCAAAATGTAGAATACAATCCAGAACTACCTCTGCATATCAGTATAGATTTTAACGTAAATCCATATATGACATGCGTTATAGTTCAAATTGTAGAAAAGCAAATTAGGTGTATTGACGAAATTTGTCTACCATATCCAAGAAACACATCTTTAGCGGTATGTGCTGAATTTAAGACTAGATTCCGAAATCATAATGCAGGGCTGTTTGTATATGGCGATCCACAAGGGCTAAAGAACTATACGGCTGTCAATGCAGTAGTGCGAACTAAAGAAGAGGATTACAACGAATTTGCAATTATTCTAAAGGAACTAAAAGAATACCGACCAGTAAACCGAGTTCCTAGAAGTTATCCACCAGTTAAGTTAAGGGGGGACTTTGTGAATGCTATTTTCAACCATTGCGAACAGGGAGTAGAAATTATAGTTTCTGAAAAATGCCCGAAATTAATTGCTGATTTTATGTATGGTAAAGAAGCAAGCGATGGAACTAAACACAAAGAAAAAGTAAAAGATTCTGAAACAGGGGTAACTTACGAGAAGTATTTTCATTGCTTTGTTGGGGAAACGATGATAACAACTAATAATGGATGTAAAAGGATAGACAAAATAAAAAAAGGGGATTTTGTTTTGACAAGAAATGGTTACAGAAAAGTATTGAATCTATTTGATAATGGGGTAAAAGATGTTTACACGTATAGTGTTTATGGAATCACAATTAAATGCACCGCAGATCATAAAGTATTTACAAAAAATGGTTTTATAAGTATATCTGAATTGATAGGCTCGAATACTTTTTGTATTTTTGTAAAAAAAATACAATGGATAAAGAATTTGAGATTTACGACAATAAGCTGTTTACAAGGTATATTAACTCAAAAAACAGAACAGACTCAGTATATTTTACAGGGTGGTTTAATAGCAAAAAGATTAGGTTGCATACTTACAAGTACGAAAAAGAAGTTGGGGAAATTCCTAAAGGGTATCATATACACCACAAGGACGGAAACCCAAGCAATAACGAAATCTCAAACCTTGAATGTTTGTCCCCAAAAGAACATACAGATAGACATTTTACAGAAGAAAGAAGACAACTGCATACAAAAATATTGGAAGAAAAAGCAAGACCAAAAGCCTCAATATGGCATCGTTCAGAGAAAGGGATTGAATGGCATAAGGAACACGCTAAAACAACACTTATTACAGAAAAAAGGGACATACAGTGTGAGGCTTGCGGGGCAATTAAAACAACTCATACAATTGTTAAAGTACGGTGGTGTTCTGCAAGATGTAAAAACAGAATTAACGCAAGAAGGTATAGAGCCAATAAAAAGAAAGGTTTATGACATTGAAGTTGAAAATTGCCATGAATATTTTGCAAATGGCATACTCGTGCATAATTGTAGCGATGCAACAGATTATTTGATTACGTCAGCTTTTAAAACAGAAATGAGTATATTTGACAAAGGAGTAAAAGGAGTTGTTTTTGAAACTATTGAACAGGAAAAGCCTTTAAGTAGGTACTTTTAATATGGGGAAGATTAAAGTACAAAAAGTAACAACATTAATTCCATCGACAGATACAAATATTAAAATTGTGATTGGTGGGAGGGAAATAAAAGCAAAATCATTAATGTATCAAGAACACGAACTTTGCTTAATTTGATATGACACTATTAAACTGGTTTACCGAACTACCCAATTATGAACGTATCATTATTTACGTTTTGGGTACTGTTATTGTATTGTGTGTTTTGGGAACAATAAATAAAAAACAGTAACGCATATTTTCATATAATTAAATAATTGGCACAAAACAAAATCCCAATCCTAGCTTTTGTAAATTTGTGTTATGAGTTACTTTCTAAGAGACAAAGACTATAACGGTCAAATAAGAGAGGTTAATCTTGGTCAGGTTCAAGTCGATACCGAGTCAAGGCGAACGATGGAACTTGTAGCACAAGCGGAACTTACATCTTACTTGTCAAATCGCTATGAATGTGACGTTATTTTTAAGCCATTACTTACGTTTTCGGTCACTGATGAATATTATTGGAATCACAGAATAGACTTAACCGCCACAGCTTATTCCGCTTCTACTGTTTATACTTCTGGGATAAGAAATGTTTATCAAGGGAGCGTTTACGAAAAGAACGCAACCACAAGCGGTTATGCAGCTGGAACTTTACCAACAAATGCAACCTACTTTACTTTATTGGGGGTCGAAGGTGTTTATTACGTGACAACACCAAGTGCTTATAAAGGACGAACTGTATATGTTGAAGACAATCAGGTAAAATTCAATGGCAATTTCTATGAAAGGAACGCTTACGAAAATACCGTTTCAGGAATTGAGCCAAACAATACAACATATTGGACGTTAATCGAAAACGATACCATTACAGTAGGCACACTACCAAGCGATGCAACTAAGTGGACGTTTGGGGATAATCGAAACCAGCAAGTAAAAACGTACATGATTGATATTTGTTTGTATCATTTACATTCAAATATAAACCCTCGCAATATTCCGCAGCTAAGAATTGACCGTTACAATAACGCAATAAACTGGTGCAAAATGGTAAACCGTTCTGAAATAACAGCCGATTTGCCTGAAATATTACCAGTTCAAGGTCAAGTAATATCTTATTCTAGCAACGCAAAACTTCCACAATATTTCTAAGATGCGAAAAGCAAAACAACATATTGCGGTTGAAAACGTAACACGCAAAAAAGCACCACAGGCAAAGGTTGACCAAACCATGCCAATGCAATTGTATAGGATTACCCAAAACATTGCAGTTTGGCGTGATGCTGTTAATCAGGCTGAAAGTGTATCTAACCCAAATAGAACCGAGTTAATCAGGAACTACAACGACATTACGTTAGACCCTCACTTGACTGCTTTAATGCAATCAAGGAAAAACAAAGTATTGTCTAAGGAATGGAATTTCTACGATGCAAAAGGTGTAGAAATAGAGGAACTTGATTCAATTATAAAACAGCCGTGGTTTATTAAATCATTGGAGTACGCTTTTGATTCTATCTTTTATGGTTATTCGCTTATTCAGTATGGAGACGTTATAAACGACACGTTCCAGTCGTGTGAATTAATACCTCGTGAATATGTTTCTCCTGAAGGGGGAGTAGTAAAGGATTTGCCAAACTCCGTTTACAATCAAGGAAAACCGTTTAACGAAAGACCTTACTCTGATTGGTGTTTGTTTGTTGGGGATAAAAAAGATTTAGGCTTACTTTGCAAGGCTAGTCCGCTGGTTATCTATAAAAAGTTTGTAACTGCCAACTGGTCTGAATTTGCTGAAATGTTTGGTATGCCTTTGCGTATTGGCAAAACAGACATAAACGATCCTACTTCATTTTCAAATATGAAGAAAGCCGTTCATACAATCGGCTCAAATGCCAGTGCGGTTATTTCGATTGACGATGTTATTCAATTCGTAGAAGCAACCAAATCAGATTCGTTTAACGTGTATGACAAGTTCATAGAACGAATGAACTCTGAACTATCAAAGCTGATAGTCGGGCAAACAGGGACGACAGACATGGGTAAAAACCGAGGCTCTGATGATGTACATGAAAATGTTGCTGATGAATACGGTTATCGTGACCAATGGTTCTTGGAAGCGTTCATTAATACCAAATTCATCCCTTTCCTTCAAAACTTAGGCTTTGATATTCCAAAAGGTGCGATTTGTAAAGTTGAGGAAGAAGATGAGTTTGAGACAGCCGAACTAGCTAAACTAGCCACTGATTTATTAAAGTACGGAACAATCGAGGAAGACTTTATCCTTAAAAAGTTTGGAATACCATTTAAGCAATTTACCCCACAAGTACCGAATGGAGGTTCGGGCGCAAAAAAGCTTAGTATAGAAGACAATGTGAGTAACATGTACTCACAATTGCACTCGTGTTCAATCTGTAATGTAGAGGGTGAACAAAGCGAGGGTGAAACGTTATTTGAAGGGCTGTTTACTAATCAGGATTTTGAGGATGTTGTACAAGCGATATTCTATAAGTTAATTACGACTTCAAAACCACCGATAAATCTTTATAAAGCATACGGAACATTATTTGAGAAAGGAATAAACAAAGGAGTTGAATTTGCGATTGAATTTGGCAAACCTGACCCTTTAATGTTGGAAGCGTTAAAAGATAACTCGTGGAACTTTTCGGCTGCCAAGACGTGGCAGTTCACAAAAGACATAGAGGCGCAAATAGTAGACGAATTTGGCGATCAAAGGCGTTTAAGCAATTCAGGGAAGCGGTTGATAGTATAGGCGAAACGTATAATAAAACGTGGCTTAGAACTGAATACGAACTAAGTGTTTCAAACGCCCAGAACGCAAGCCAATGGGATAGTTTTGAACGTGACAAAAAAGTATTACCTTTCTTAAAGTATCAAACGGTTGGTGATGCAAGGGTAAGGGATTCACACAAGCGGTTAGATGGTATTATCAGGCGTGTTGATGATAAGTTCTGGAATAGTTACGCCCCTGCAAATGGGTATAATTGCCGTTGTATGCTAGTTCAATTGGAGAACGCAAAAGAAAGCGATGTTTCAGGATTAGAGTTTACAGATAAAGAAGTTCCAAAAGAATTTAGGTTTAACCCTGCGAAAAAGAAGCGTATTTACCCGAAAGACCATCCATATTACGAGGTTTCGACTAAGTATAGAGACGACAAAAACAATAACTTTAATTTGCCAATAAGACCATGACTTTATATTTAGTTGTAAATGCTTTATCAGAAAAAGGAACACCTTTTGAGGTTGAGGGGATATTCTCAACCGAAGAAAAGGCGGTTGAGGCATGTACAAAAGATACTAATTGCTTGTATGAAATGAGGCTTGATGAAAAGATACCAGAAGATGCAAAACCAGAAGACCATTATGCGTACTATCCAAGATTAGAGCCGAAACCAGACCGTAATGTGCGATAAATTAAAAGGCATTACAAGTATTTGCCAAAAGTGTAAAGAAGTAAAAAATGGCGAGCAAATGGGGATTAAAAGAAAAACTTGCAAGTCTACAAAAGATGAAAAGCACGTTACCAACGGTGTTGGGAAACAAGATTAAGAATTTTACAATGGATGCTTTCAGAAAGCAAGGGTGGACAGATACTAGCTTTGAAAGATGGAAGCCAAGAAAGAGAAACAAAGATGCAGGTCGTGCAATTTTGGTAAAACGTGGAAAACTAAAGCGTTCGATTAAGGTAAGAATGGCTAATTGGACACGAGTTGTCGTAGGTAGTTATGGAATTGAATACGCTCAAATACATAACGAAGGTGGTTCGATTAGCAAGGGAGCAAGTTCAACTGTATTAGCTTTTAAATCGTTTTCTAAAGGCAAAAACAAGGGTAAAACAAGATTTGCAAAGAACAACGCAAAGGCAAGTTACGCCCAAAAAGTAGGGATTGGAGCGCATTCTATAAACATGCCGAAAAGGCAATTTATAGGAAAGTCGCAAAGGTTGGAACGTGAGTTAAAAGGTATTATAGGCGGTGAATTTCTAAGAGTTTTGAAAAAATAGTATATTTGACAAATGACGACCCAATTCTATACAGATATAACAAACAGGCTTTCAAGTTTATCTTGGTTTACATATTTTAAATTGTTTAATAATCAGTTTGAAAGCATGGAACAACAGGAGGAACAAACATTCCCTAACTTGTCTATTTTTATGGAGTTCTTAGAACCAGTTGAAGTTATTTCGGGTGGTGCAGGTATTCAATACTATGATGCTACTATTCGCTTTCATTTGTACCTAATAAGCTACGAATTGGAAGATTTGGACATGTTTACGTACAAGGAACAACTACACGCCAAATTACAGGGATTTTTCCCGACTAATGCAAGTAGAATGAACCGTATTGCAGAAAGTCCAGATCAGAACCACAATGGGTACATGGTTTGGAGACTAGATTATAAATGCCAAATACCTGACGAAAGTGGAAGTTTTTATGCTAATGTCGTAGATGCTGCTCCATTAACATTAGATTTGACAACGGAATTGATAATTGACAACGAAGTGATTAGAACTGGTAAATTCCCTGAATAATGGCACTAACATTGTAAATTTGACAAATGGAGGAAATATGGGTTGATATTGTCGGATATGAAGGGATGTACCAAATTAGTAGTTTAGGGAGGGTTAAGTCTTTGGAAAGAACTGAAAAACACTGGAGAGGAGGCGTTTCAAAAGTGCCTGAAAAGATTATGAAACAAACTTCGTCAGGATACTACCCAAGGGTAAATTTATGCAAAAATGGGGTTTCAAAGCCACATTCAATTCACCGATTACTTGGCGTACACTTTATACCAAACCCTAATAATTATACAAACGTTCTTCATTCAAATGATATTAAAACTGATTATAGGCTCGAAAACCTAAGATGGGGGAATCAAAGCGATAATGTAAAAGATAAATTTAAAAATGGGTATAAAAATACAGATAAACAAAGGTATATATCTGCAAAAAATTGTGTACTTAGAAATTCAAAAATAGTTATAAATACGCAGACAGGTATATTTTATGATTCAGTAAAGGATGCTGCTTATGTACATGGGGTAAATCATCAAACTTTAGCTAATAGACTTAGCGGAAGAATAGAAAACAATACACAATTACTATACGCATAAAATGGGACTAAGCATTGATCAAACAAAAGAGATAATAAGGGCTGCAAAAAATGCAGACCCTGTAATTTCTGATATTAAATTTGCCAATGAAGGTGGTTCGCAAGTTGGTACTGCAAATGCGTGGGCTTATTTACACGCTTTGGCTAGTAATTTGCTTAGCCAGTTGTTTGATAAACATTTAACAGATACTATAGAAGTTTTAAGAAATAATATTGCAGCAACTCCTATTTGGATAAAAAACAAAATGCTTGCTTTCCAATATGGGGATCAAGTAGTAATGAATGAAGATACAGGAGTTGTAGAATACGAAGTTATTGATACTGATAAGCAAATAATTACTCAATGTTCTGTAAAAAATGCCAATTATGGGGAGGTGAACATTAAAGTAGCAAAAGGTGGTATAAGTCCAGTTGCTTTATCTAATGGTGAGTTAACGGCAGCTCAATCATATTATTCAAATCTAAACCCAGCAGGAATAAGATATAATATTATTTCGTTGGATGCTGATAGATTACTTATTAGAGGAACTATTTATTACAATGGTCAATATCAAGATTCTATTCAGACAGATGTTGAAGCAGCAGTTAATGCTTATTTAGCTGCGTTGCCGTTTGATGGTGCAATGGTAATTAAGGATTTAGAAATTGCAATTAACAATCTTGCAGGAGTTGAGGATATTGTTATTCAAGAACTTTCAGCACGTGACGAAACGACTGATTTTGCAGATAGAACCAAATTGATAGATGATTACAAATTGACAAACGTTGGTAATCGTAAATGGGATTCTGTTTCTGGATATATGATTACCGAAGATGAAAGTGGGGAAACAATAAGTGATACCTTAGAATATTTGATAAATGGCTAGTATCTATCAATTCACAATTAGTCTTTTTGTAGACAGGAACTTACCGCCTGATAAGCGATATAACCCTATGTCAAATTGGGTAACGGCTCTTTTAAGCCCTATCCAATATATCCAAAAGATGCTTTACCGTTTTGTACACGGATCAACAGATTTGGAGTTTAACATACTTACATCTTATTCATTTGGAACTTTTATAAAATATCAAAACAAAGTTTATTTAAAATGGACTTATGGCTCAAATACAACTAATAATCCAAATGTTGATACCGCAAATTGGTATAAGGTAATGGATGGTATTTTTGGGATAGAAGTAAAAAAGAATTGGTATCCTGGACGTTTAACATTAGAATATATTTTAAATACTTTCTTTAGTACAACATATAACAACCCTATTGATGGAACGTCAGATATTTATATAACAAATCCTTTAAGGGGTGACGTTTACTTTACATCTTACGCAAGTCCAATAGGTAGTCAGGTATATAAATTACCTGCAAATTCTTTATCAGCAGTTTATGATGGGGCAATAAATATAAATAGTATAATCTCATTTACAATAAATGTACCAACAGCAACACATATAGCATTAGGTAGTGATCCTGACGAAAAAATAAAATCAGTTATAAAAGATTACGTTTATGCTGGTATCAATTATTCTGTAACAACTTATTAAAATGAAAAAAATAGACTGGACACCAATAACCGCAGCAAATGGGCTTGTTTTTGAAGAAAAAACATTTGAACATATAAATGATGGGCATAAAGACAGTTACATAGCTTTTGTAAAAGCTAATATTCCAAGTGCGTGGCATACTGGTAAGTTGGTTATATTATACGGTTGTGTAGATAGTGGAACACCACCAGCAAGAAATTTAAGTGCTGGTGCCGTGTACTACAACGGTGAAATTTACCAAGTTGATTCAGCTTCTTTTACAACAACTGGAAGTCAAATAGGAATATGGACAATTACTGATGTTGATAGTGGAACAGACGAATCTACGATAAAAACAGCTTCAAGTTCATTTACAGATCACGTTTTAGTTAATTCTAAATTTGTATTTGCTGCTGGATTATCTAATTCAGGAACGTTTGATGAGGGTAGTTCTAATATAGTTAGATTTGACTCTATATCCACAAATATAATCACAGATGTTACTCAGGATACATTTAGCACATCTTCGTATGTTGACATGACTGGAATTACGTTTACAACACCCAATGATGGAGTCACTAGAAGATGGTTGATTACATTTTCTAGTGATGCTTTTTCTGAAGTAGCTGCAACAGAAACAACACGAATGGACTGTAAGCTATATAATTCAACAGACGACATATCATATGCTACTACATGGCACTTCTTAAATTCTGGAAGTATTGGTGATGTAGTAGATTATGGATCTACTTTAACTTTAGTAACTGTTCAGACAATTGAACCAAATAAAGTTATAAAGGTAGCTGGTAAGAGAACAACAGCATCTTCTTATAATCCAAGCGTAAGAAATAAGATTCTTAATGTCGTAGAAATATAATATTACCTTCACAAATAATAGCTCCGTTGTAATTATTGGGGCTATCTATTTTTATTCCTTGTATTGAGTAACAAGTTTTGTTAGATGTATTTAGTATTATTTCATTGTCATCTATTCCTAAAGGCAAGTAATACGTTGGATTAGCCATAAAAGAATTAAACAAGCCCCCTAAAGTAAGCCTACATTCATACTTTCTTCTTGGGTACATATAAGCCACTTGTTTATAATGACTTCTACCTTTTGAATCAGTATAATCAAAGAAAAAAGTATGGGTAATATCTTCTGTATAGTCAACACCATAACCGATACAACTTTTTATAAAAACTTTTGGCTCGCTAATGTAAAACTTTAAAGTGTCTCCTACATATTTATCACTGCCATCGTTTTCGTATGTAGCCCAATATTGAGCGTTCACATTTAAGTTACTTACTCCAATTGCGATTATTAATAGTATCTTTTTCATTTTGTTGTTTTTAAGTATTACGCAATATTATAAATAAAAGTTGGCACAAAATAAAAAAGCCTAAACTAAAACAGTAAAGGCTTTAAAGTTTAACCATAATCTAACTCAAACAACAATCAAAATCTTGTTTTCCCTTGTCGCTCTTTTAATGTTTGGACAAGTTCAGGTCTTCTATCGTAATATTCTTTCATTGCTATACAGACAATATCGGAAACTGCAATATTGTTGTCGTATGCCTCCTGTGATACCATCGCCTTTATTTCAGGGACAACATAACCAACCACCCTTCTAGTTTTGCAATAATTTTTATATTCTGACATCTGTATAAAATAGATTAGCACAAAACCAAATACATTTTTGTAATAATGCCAAATTTACAGCATGACATTACCACACAAATATATAAACAATTTCGACAACTCAACAAAAGAGGCTGTTATGTATTTGTACGGTGATATTGGCTATGATGTTAATGGCTCGTATTTCGCTCAGGAAATAGATTGGCTAGTAAGTAATGGATGCAAGAAAATAAAAGTTCAGGTCAATTCGGGCGGAGGTTTGGTAATAGATGCTTATGCTATTTTTAACGCAATCTTAAGTTGTCCTATTCCTATTCAAACTATAAATGTTGGGATAGCTGCTTCGGCTGCTGGATGGTGTTGGTTGGCTGGGCAAGAGCCTAAAATGATGGACTATGCAATTTTCATGTTGCACAATGCCAAATCAACTGATGGAACAGAAGACCAAATAAGCCAAATATTTACCGACTCTATCAAGAAAATAATAGCCACAATGTGCCAAAAGTCGGAAGACGAAATAGGCTCTTTAATGGCAGATGAAACATTTATGGATAGTTCAACTATGATAAATAAAGGCATGTTAAAGCCTGAAAACGTCATAGTCACATCTAAGAAACCAAAAATATTAGCAAACGATGTAAAAAGCATCTATGCTATTTGCAATCAGTTTTTAACAACTGACCAAGTTCCACAAACCCAAAAACAAGTAAAAAAAATGTCGAAAGTAAACTCAATGCTAAAGCTGTCTAATGAGGCAAGCGAAGAAGCGCAATCGGAGGCACTTAGCAAAGTGTTGTCTGACAAAGAGGCACTTGAAACCAAATTGGCTGAATTGCAAAATGAAGTCGTTTCGTTACAAGATAGCCTTAAAGCCTACAAAGATGCCGAAGATGCAATGAAAGGGACTATGGTTTCTGAATTAATTGAAAACGGTATCAAAGAAGGTAAAATCGAAGATTCAACCAAAGAAGTTTGGTCAAATCTTGCAAAGGCATCTTACGAAGATGCTAAAAAAGCACTTAACGGAATTGCGAATAAAAAGCCAGTTCATGTTAATGTTTTTGATCCTAAAAACACAGATTCTAATCCACGTGCAGATTGGACTATCAGAGATTGGGAGCAAAAAGATTCAAACGGTTTATTTAAAATGAAAACCGAAAACATCGCAGAATACACACGACTATTTAACGCTTATTACAAAAAATAATCATGGCAACAATTAACTATCCTTTTGG